TGGTTATAAATAATATAGTTTTTTACAGTAATAAAAAATATTTTTTTAATAAAAATAATAGACTGAATATAGTATAATTCCTTAATTCTTTTGTCTCAATATAAATTATAAATATTACTAAATAAGTTGTTACTAATAAAATTTGAAAATAATATTTTTAATTAATTATTTAAAAATAATCTAGTATATTATAATAATTATAATATGTATAAATTACCAAAATTAATTGGTATTTGTGGAAAAAAAAGAAGCGGTAAAGATATACTTGCTAATTATTTATGTAATAATTATAGTTTTACAAATGAAAAAATTTCAGAAGATCTAAAAAATATAATTAAAATTTTATTTGGATTCACAGATAATCAATTAGAATCTAATGAAAAAGAAGATATTGATAAATCTTGGGGTGTATCTCCTAGACAAACAATGAAATTTATTGGAACAGAAATAATGCAATATAAAATTCAAGAATTATTACCAAATATTAAAAGAAATTTTTGGATTAATTCTTTCATAAAAAAACATATAGAAAATCAAACAAATAATATAGTAATATCAGATCTTAGGTTTTTACATGAATATGAAGCTTTAAAAAAATATAATATATATATTATTAGATTAGAGAGAGATTTAGAAAATAATGAAGATAATCATATTTCTGAAACAGAATTTTTAAATATTCCACCAGATGTTATATTATCTAATAATGGAACAATTAATGATTTGTATAATAAATGTGATATAATTTTTAATCAAAAGTAATCACTCTTTGACCTGATAATAAATTCATATTTTTAATAGAATTTTTTGATAATTGATTTCTTTTTTTTCTTTTTTGATAAATTATACCATTATCAGTTTGAATTGCTCGAATTTTTATATTATCATCATTATGTTTTTTTATCATATTATTTTTTTGTGTATATATCATATCCGTTTCTATTTTATTTATATTAGCATATATATAATCTAATATATTATTTTCTATAATCCATCTAAACATATTTAATTGTCCTATTGTAGTTTCAATACTTTTACCACTATCAAAATAAAAAGTAATTCTATCTCTTCTACGAAATGGATCAAATAATTGTTTAGAATATGCTTTTAATTGTGAACGATAACTTAAATATACATTTAATTGTGTTTTTTCTATAATTATATTATATTTTTTTGAATAATTTGTAACAAACCAATCAATTAATCGTAAAGATATATTTTCTGTAGACGATACAGGTGGATCAATTATAGATAAAATTTTATTAATATTGTTTTTTTGACTATAGAATTTAGATAGAGAAATCATGAGTAAATCTTTACAATTAATAATTTTTGAGTTCTTTTTATTTGAACTATTTTCCATTCATTAGTTATATTTTGATTTCTTTAAATATGTTTTATTATAAAATAAATGAATAATATTACTAAATTTTTAATATTAGTAATGAAAAACAAGTATAATATAATTGAAAACGATTATTTAATTAAATATTATAATAAATATTATGAAGTTATTTGTAAAAAAAAAAAAAATAATTCAAAAGAACATTGTATTGTAATTGATAAAAGAAATACAAAAAATACTGTTATATATAATGATATTTTAATAGCATTATCTAAACTAAATATTGTTTAAATTTTATTTATTAATAAAAACAAATAAAATATGAAAAAATTGATTTAAAGTTAATATATATATTATATTTATCAAAAATGAATACCAATACTGTAGAAAATACATATGCTCTTGGATGGTTATTAAGTTCAAGTACAATTATAGAAGATAATATTATTAAAATTATTATTAAAACATGGGATAAAAAAATATTATTTATACTTTATGATATTCTATTAAAAATTTATCATACTACACAAATAAAAAATGGAGAAATTTGGGAAAATACCAATTATATTGAAATTTATTCAGAAGAATTAAGCAATTATTTAATTAATTTTAAAGATTTTTCATCAATTGAAAATAAAATATTATTTATTAGAGGTTTATTTGAAGGATCTGGTGAAATTTATTATAATCAAGATAATTCTATTTATTGTTATATTGAATCAACTAAAGAAATTTGTAATTATATTAAAAATAATATTAATATTCCCTCAACTATTAATGATTATGATCTTGTATTTATTGATACAAATTGTATAGATTTTCTAGGTATTATTTATCAAAAATATAATGAATTAAAATTACCTTCAATGTATGATAAATTTATAAAAATTCTAACATCAAAAGTTAAATTACCTAAATGTGAAATATTTAAAACTGATCAAAATGCTATTATTCCAAATAAACACAAGTTATCAGATGTTGGTTATGATCTAACTATCATAAAAGAAAAAACAAAATGGTTACATAATATAACTATATATGATACTGGTATTAAAGTTAATGTACCTAATGGTTATTACTGCGAAGTTGTACCGAGATCTTCATTATCAAAAAGTGGTTATATGTTAGCTAATAGTATTGGGATTATAGACAGATCATATAAATCAAATATTTATATTGCACTTATTAAAATAGATCCAACAGCAGAAAATATTAAATTACCATTTAAATGTTGTCAATTAATTTTTAGAAAACAAATACATATGGAAATTAATGAAGTTGATATAGATTTTGAAAAATCTATTTCATTTTAATTAATTTTTTAAAAGTATTTAAAAATAAAAATTAATTATAATATAATATTTTTTTCATAAAAACTTGTTTATAATTTTTATAATAACTTTATTATTATAAAAATTGAAAGTTATTATTATTTAAGATAGTTTAAAGCTATAATTAAAATGTTTTTAACAGATGTTAGTAAACTTTCTAGACAATCACATGCAAAAGTTAAAGTAATATGTCAATTAAATTGTAGTGATAATTGTCAAGGTACTGTTGTTAGAGAATATAAAGATGCAATGAATACAATTGAATGTAATGATGGTAAATATATATGCCTTCAGTGTATAAAATCATTAGGTATAAATAATCCAAATTGTAAATATTATTATGATAGAAATATATTATCAAATATTGATACAGAAGAAAAAGCATATTTACTTGGTTGGATAGCTAGTGATGGTGGAATTGAAGACCAAAATTGGAATATTAGAATAAAGATACATCAAAAAGATATAGATTGCTTAAAAATTCTTCGTGATATTATATGTGAAGATATTATAATTACTTATAGTAAAGAAAATATGGTTTTATTTAATATCCCTTCTCTTGGAATATCTGAAGATGTTTGCAGACATTTACAAATCAATCGTGGAAAAAAAAATGATGTAGTTAAATTTCCAAATATTGAAATAGAAGATATTCAATGGGCCTTTATTCGTGGATATTTTGAAGGAAATGGTTCTATTAAAAATTATGATCAAAGAAGTAGTCCTGAATGTACTATTACATCAGATTCAAGTGATATGTTAGCTGCTATTGGGGAATTTAGTAAAATTCCATATGTTATATCATCTAATAAGATATATTATTATGATTGTAATTGTATTGATTTTATGGGAAAAATATATGCAAATTGTGGAAAATACAAACTCGATAGAAAATATGAAACGTATGTAAAATGGATTACTTGGAGACCATATATATTTGGACAAGAATCAAAAATTAAACTACCTGAATGTTTTGTATTTAAAACCGATAAAAATGCTATTCTTCCTAATAAAAATAAACCATCTGATGTCGGATATGATTTAACAATTATAAAAGAAGAAAAAAAATTAAATAATAAAGTAACATTATATGATACAGGTATTAGATTACGTGTTAATCACGGTCTATATGTAGAAGTTGTTCCAAGAAGTTCTTTATCAAAAAGTGGATATATATTAGCAAATAGTATTGGAATCATAGACAATTCCTATAACGGGAACATTTTTATAGCACTAGCTAAAATTGATGATGATTCTCCAAATATTGAATTACCTTTTAGATGTTGTCAACTTATATTTAGACAACAAATGAATGTTAATATAATTGAAGTTGCTGACAAATTTGATGAAACTTCTCGTGATGAAGGTGGTTTTGGAAGTTCTGGTAACTAATTTAGTTATATAAATTATTACGAGAGATATTTATATTGTACTAATTAAAGTAAATCTAACAGCAGAAGATATTCAATTAATATTTATAAAACAAAGTACATATGGAAATTTCAGAAGTGAAAACTGATTTTCAAAAAACATTAAGAGATCAAGGTGGTTTTGGATAATCTGGTAATTGATCTATTATTTATTATTTCTAAAATAATTGGTCTATGATTAATTATTTATAAAATATCTTTTCTATAATATCTAATTTGAAATTTCTAAAAATTTCTTCATAATTAATTTCTAGATGTTTATTTTCTTCACTTATTTTTTTTATATTAATATAACAATTTTGATATATTATTTTTAATTGTTTATCAATTGATTTTCTATTAACATAATATTCTTCAATTGATATATTATTTAGTGTAAGTAGTTTATCAAGATCAGTAGTATTTTTAATTAATGGTTCAGATAAATCTCTATATTCATTTAAAATATCATTTAATTTTTTATTTACTTTTTCAATAATTTCATTTCTATATTCTATATCTTCAGCTTCTTTTTCTTTTAATTTATATTCTATAAATTTTTGAATATCTTCTGGTAACTCTTTCACTAATAAAAGAGTATCTAAATTTATATTTTGTGATGATATATTTTCATTTAAATAATTATATGATTTTTCTATATATTTTTTATATATTGAATATTTATCATGTGGATTTAATATACTTAATATACTATTTTTTATTATAGCATCATATAAATTATCATGAATACTAATAATATCTGGATTTGATTCAAATCCATGAGTTTCTTGGATACAATATACTATTTTTTCATAATTATTTTCACCATTGTCATTATTATAGTCATCATTTAATACAATTTTTACAGATGGTAATTGTAATGACATTGAATTTTATTTTATTATAAATTTCAATAAAATATTCTTTAAATACTTATTCACAAGTGGAAATATTAATATTTCCATAATAAATACATTCATATTCATTATTAAATCCATATAAAATATTAAAACTATAATGTGTTATTGGAGCATATTTTAAAAATCTTTTATTTAAAATATTTTTATTAGATTTTAAATATAATTCATATTGTCTTAAATTTATTTTTGAATCACTTTCTATTAAATTTATTATACAATTATTTCCATTTTTGTATATTATATGATATAATTCAATATTATTATTATTATTATTATTTATAGGTTTAATAGCAATAATATCATTTACTTCCAATATATGAGTATAATTATTTTGAAATTGTTTTAATGTATTTTTTCCTAATGCAAATGATAATTTTAAGGCAGTTTTCATATATATATAATTTTTTGGATCATTTGTTAATTTTTGCAATACATGATAAGTAAGAAAATCATTCATATTTATAAAATATCTCAAAAATAAATAAATGAATTTATTCTTTGAAATATTTTTTTTTATATATTTTTATATATCAACTCTTATATTCTTTATTATAGCAATTAAATTAGGTAATATATTATTTTTAATACTAGGTATTACATTATATATATTTTCATTTATATACTGTAAATATATTTTTAATATTACATTTATCAGTGCTTTAATAATAATGTTATTATTATTATTAAATATATTTATATCTTTTGCATTTACTTACATGAAAATTGGTAAATTTATATTTATAATGTTATTATTATTATTAACAGAATGTGGTACTATTGTATTTTTATGGATATCATATAAAGTTTTAAAAACTAAAGAACCAATTTATTATATAAAAAATCACAATGAATGTGATAATAATGAAAAAAAGGAAGAATATGGATTAGATTTGAGTAAATGGTACAATATATAAAGAATCAAAATAATTAAGGTTTATTACCTATGTCAGTATATAATATTATTAAATCAAAATA